TAAGATTAGTTGCTGCTGGATCAATGCGTCTTGTATTTTCAGCATTATGTTGATATTCAAATACTACATTTTGACGACCTGTAAATGCTAGATAAGAACTACTAACATCTACGACAGTAGCTACTCCATTTATGTTTTGAATTTGATAAAAAGTTTTTTCACTTGTAGCATAAAACAGCGTTCCAATCGGAAAATTGTTACGCACATAGTTTATTGACGATTTGTTTGCGTAAATTGTACTAATACCGCCTGTAGCTACACTTGAGTATCTAATCAAATTATCTTTGTCAATATATTTCTTATAAAACACATAACCGCTATCAATTACAACTTCACGGAAGATATATGGATCAGTTGGCAGCGCAGTAGTTGAACTTACTGGATATGTAACATAAATTCGTGTAGTATCTGTATAACCATCGTTCATTACTAAATTTTTATAAACACTTAAATTAACATCATTTGCAACACCAGTATTAACTGGCAATACACGAATTGTATCTTGCACCACACTATTTGTTGCAGCATCATAAATCTTAACAGGATTAGTACTAATAAAACTAACCTGCGATGCGCTGCCAAAGATATAATCTAATTGACGATAAGTTACAGTATATTTTACGCCATCTGTGTTAAAACGAATTAACCAACTACTATCACTTGCTGTGCCTTGTGTAGTTAAATTAAAATCTGCAGTAGTATTAACAACATTTGCTAGTATAATTTGCCAAGGATCATTTAGTGATGGAGTTTTAACATAGTTGTATTGCAACGCAAATTCAGTTTTATTAAGAATATAACCTACGATAGTATTAATTGTTGTATATTGTAGAGTATTTGCAAATGGTACATAAACATCTGTCACAATTGCGCCAGTAGGTATGCTTTCACTAATAGTAACTGCACCAATCTGACGACCAGCAACAAGAACTGTTGTTGAACCTGTGCCAGTAATAGATTGAATACTTGCCCAAATATAAGTTCTATCACTAGAAAGTTGTGGAGTTCCAATAATAAGAGTATTACTTGCATCAAAATATTGACCATGTGGTGCTGCAAAACGAATTAAACTGCCAATTTGTAAGTATTGTCTGTTATTTGTAGTACCACCAGCAATTGGCTGTGGAGTTTTGGTTGTATCGCCAATAGCTATAAAAAATCCTGTACTGCTTGTAGTATCATCAGTGTTTCGAGACCAATAGGATGGTGCAAGAGTTGTAAAATCTAATGCGGTCCAATTTTCAAAATAAAAATGGCGCATAGGATAGCCTTGGATAATTGGCAATATTTTATTATTAATTTCATTTAAAATATCATTGCGACTGTTAAATGTAAAATCAAAACTGTTTGTATAAGTTGTTTTATAAAAAATACCGTCTCGACCATATAAATCTGTTGAAGTATATTTGCCAGTTGGATCAGTTATATCTAAACCACGACTTACGCCACTGGCAAAACGATTAACACTTTTTACTTTAACAATGTCACTATAGCTTGTATATGGAAAAGTATTGTAATCTTCTCCATTAACCATACGATTTTGTGTATAATATGCTTGTGGAGCTTTTTGTTTAATTTCACTTGTTAAATCACGGCGTGATGAATTTGAAACAGTGTATTGCAATGCTGCCGTAATAGTAAGAGTTTCTGTACGACCATTGCCACTAATATAAGGCACACTAATAGTAATATTGCTCATATCGCTTGGAGCAATGCGATAGGTTAGACCATTACTAACTCGATAATACGCACGATAATTTCCTAAAGGAATGTCGCTAAAACTACCATCGCCAAATATAAGATCAATCTGATCGTTGATACGAGTGCTTACGCTATAAAGAGTACGAATACCACGAGCAACACTGTTATAGATAGCGTTGCTGCCAGCGGTGCTTGCTACTTGGGTCCATTCAGTACCAATGGTTCCATTATTGATTTCATACATCCAAATATCGTTATTGTTAATATTTGCTGTATTAATATTAAACACACGGTTTGCAACCTTTTCAGTTATACTAAAATCAGTTGAGTTTAAAACTCCTTGCTTAAAGTAGATAAAGAATCCTGTATTATGAGATGCGTTACCACGACTATCGTTTTGATAAACAATACCAAACTGCCCACGATTGCCTGGATCATATTCAGTGATTGTATCGCTAGTCAAAATATTTGCACTAATTGCTTCAAAAGCAGTTGAAGTGCCAGCTACTGTACTATTAAAAGAAAAAATAGGCAGAATAGTATTAGGAATAGCAAGATTATATTGCTCAGTACGAACATTATTAATAATTTTACTTGCATAAGGTTTGCCAATTTTTTGACTACTACTAATGGCCGCATTTAGTATTTGAGTAAATTGACTTGCCCAACTTGGATTGTTTGCATCATTCCAATTAACAGTGAGCCGACTTAAATTAGTGCCATTTACATCTTGAATATTTTCTGTAGTAGCAACACTTTTAAATTTTAAAAATCCACTTGCTGGTCGATTACGATTAGGAACATAGTTAAGCTGTTTTACTAGTTTCAGGACGCTATCACGGCGTTCTGCAGTTTCCAAGAAGTTTTCACGAGCATTAAGGTCTGTACGAAAAGCCACACTTTGTGCAGCAAAAGCAATAACATCAAGCAACGCAACATATTCACTACTTTCAATAAAGTCATTAAAATCTTCAGCATAGTAGGTCTTAATATAATCGACCATAACTTTGCGTAGCGTTTCAAAGTCATAGCTTTGAAAGTCAGCATTGCTGAATGTTGTATATATTTTCTTCCAATCTTCAGCAGCAAAGATATTGGTTTGACGAGTTCCCACAGCCATTAAAAAATTACCTCTGATTATTTATTTTGCGAATAATATGCGACTATTAAAGCACATATAATTTATTTGATTTGTTATCAAATAGCACACTTAGTGCTGCAACTTTGCTGTCTGTGGCAAATTGAAGTTGAAAATTTAATATTAATCCACGTCCATCAGGCGATTCTTGTACAAGTGTTTGACTTACTACATTAAAACGTGGATCATATTTTATAATTCTATCAATATCTTTTTTAATTTCATTTTTTAATGCTGGCGTTAGAGGATCAAATAATTTATTCCAAATTATTGATCCAATATTAGGATTCATCAACTTCTCACCTTTGCGTATTGAAAGATGATTTAGTAAATCTTGAACAATGAGATCATTATCAGTGATCCCATAAGGTCCAAAATCTCGATTAACACTGCTATAACCTTTATATAATGCCATCACATATTTACCTTAACAACTCTTACCAGCGCCGTTTGTTGCTGCTGTTCCTTGTGGAGTATTTTGTGCGCCGCCAGGTGCAGCCGATCCACTGCCTGCACTAGGTGCTGGTTTTTCAATTGGCAGATAAGATGAATCTGTTGGTTGTGTTTGAACGTTGTTTGGTTGTGCAGTGGTTGTACTTACAGGATCATTATACCCACCACTTAGTGTGCCTTCACCTTGTCGTGGATCACTATTGACATTGTAAGCATCGGTGCCTTGATTTAAACCATTTGATGCAGTAGGTTGATCAGGGTTTACATAACCAGTAGCGGCATCAGGGCTAGTAATATTATTTGTAGGCTGTGGCATTTGGTTTTTATAATCAGCACTCGTTGGCGTATATTGAATATCACGACTGCTGTTATAATCACTGTTAAACGCAGCATCTCGTTGTTCGCCAGTAATGCTGTTATCCACTGGCGCTTTATATTCAGTAACATTACTTAAGTAACTGCCGCTGCCACCTTCTGTTTGTGCAAGTGATGCTTGTATAGTTCCGCTATCATTGATTGATTTAATTCCACCGGCTCCTATCTCATTGAGAGACTCAGTAGTTTGACCACTAGCATATAATCCTTTTATGGTACTATCTGGAACAGTCACTGATGCTCCTGTATCATCCTTTCCAACCCAACTATATGTGCCACTTGCAGCATCGTATGTTCGAGTTAAACCACCTACTTGGGCTGGTATATAAGGATCAGGTCGCATTAATCCACTGCTATTGCTAGTATTATCTGCAGGTAACGGGTTTGATGGATAGCTTGACGCATAATACGCATTATTTGAAGCTTCAATATGTGCAGTTGTAGTGCCTGTAGCATCGCCAGGCAATCTATCTCCACTACTGCCACTAACTGTTATACTTGTATCTTGCGCCTGCGATCCGCTTCCATAATTGTAAATTGAACGATCAGTTGGATTAGATACTGTAGCTACATTTGTTGTGCTTGTGTTGTTTGTTCCGCCGCCTGCAATATCGCCTGGATTAGATGCTGTTGGAACAATATTGCTATTTGATTTAGTAATATCACGAGCAGCAGTTGTATCGCTATCTGTAGTGTTTAGGTCTGCAGGTCTTGGTGTTGGTAACGGAACATTGTCAGGTGCTGGCGTAGTTGTTAGCGAACCTGGCAATTGCACACCGTTAGAATCATAACCATTGGCTGCACTCTTGGCAACATAGAATTTGCTTGCTGCTTCATTTCCGTTACCATCATATATCACACGCGGACCGCATGATTTGCCACTGTATTGATCTTGTACTACAATACCATCACGATTGCCATTTGCATCATAGTGATAATCAAGAAAAGCTGCAGTGTGACTTGAACCGCTTACGCCGCCGCTGCCTGGTGGTGCATAAGCAGGATTACCATTAGCATCTGTATAATTGAATGTTGTAATGATAGTGCCTGGCGGTGGTTTAGTATCAAAAACATTTGCGCCTTGCTGAATACTACTCATAGTTCCAAAGTTAGGAATGTTGCTTTGTGCTAGAGCGGCGCACTGTCCATTGCCAAACACTTGACCATTAAGCTGCGAAAATACACCTGTATTTTGTGAAATTGCAGAACCAGCAGTGCTGCTGCTGCCATTAACAACTGTATTAATAGTATTGCCAACTGCGCTGCCAACATTATAACTTACAGTTCCTACAATGTTGTTAATAACACTGTTAAGAATTTTTGTTCCAATAGCTTGTAGCGGACTGCTGCCGTTATTTGATACACTGGTATTTTTAGCTGGATTTACAAATCCACTATATTGATTGCCACCATTGCTATTTTGCCATGGTTGTGAAACTGGTTGTGCTTTCGCAGCAAATGTTGCAGTATCAATTCCAAGGCTTAGCGCACAACCACTTAATACTTGATCGTAAGTATAAATGATACGTTTTTGTAGATAATTTATAACTGTGCTTGCCCAACCAATTCGTGTTGTTGGGTCTTTCAAATTAACAAAATCAGTTGGATTTATTCCAATACTATTTTGTATAAATCTAGCCATAGAAACAACGTTATTTTCAGTTGGACTGCTTGCTTGTAAGTATTTTTGAACTAAACTTATGCAAGTAATATTGCTGCCATTAATATAGCTATCAAATAATACCATAAGAGCAGCAATGCCATTTTCTGGTTTTGTATAAACTGCAAGATGATTAGCAAAACCAACTGCAAATTTATCACTTGGATCATATTGCAAATTACCAGGATTGTTTTGTGATTCGCCTACGCTATATTGAATAGTAGTATTTTTGGTGTTACCTGCATTGTTTGGAGTGAATGAAGCGCCAGTTCCATAAGTTATATTTTTTATTAAACTTTGAACAGCAAAACTTAAACCACTTGAAATATAACCTTCAGGACTATAACTACCAAATACTGAACTTTGACCGCTAAAGCTGCCTTGTGGGCCACTATTATAAACAGTAGGTGGTATATTATTTGTCATTGGTCCATAAGATTGTTGCACAGTACCACTGCCATAATTTGATGTTGCGCCATACTTTCCAGCAGCGCCAGCAGGTTGATGCTGTTGTGCGCCATAAGTTGGTTGAGCTTGTGGATTGGCTGCACTTTGGTGACCTGTCCATGCTTCTTTAGTTGGCATACTACTTGGAGTTTGTGCGCCACTTGCTTCCATAGCTTTTGTAGCATCAGCAGTATTGATTGTATGACAAGCACCTTTTAAATCAATGTGACCATCTGCTTTAATCTGAATACAGCTATCGCCTGTAAGATAGGTATTCATGCCTTTCAAGTGCAATGCTTGTTTGCCTGTAAGCTTAGTACTGCCACTGCCAAGAATATTAATATCTTTTGCTTCAATATTCAAGCCAGCATCACTCTTAATATCTACAGTACCACCATGAAGTTTAAGCGAACCTTTAGTTTCTAAATTAATTTCACTTTGTGCAAATACATTTACCTTGCTGCCACTATAGACATTTATATCACCTTGAGAATTAATTTCTACCCAAGATGTGCCTTTACTATTGATAACATAGATAAAATCTTTTGTATCATTCATCATAATCATATGACCACCAGCACTACGCAAGCGCACCATTTGATTTTTGCCTTTGCTATCGCCATCATCCATAATGAATGTATGACCGCCTTTGCGTCCTTTTACACCAAAACTATCATATGGTGCATTAAGTGGATCACTAAAAACTTGTGGATCACTTGGATCAAGCGGCTGACCTGGTGTAGAGATACCAAATACTGCACTTGGTGTTTCACGAAATGCACTGCTAGTACCTGGCCCACGGTCAGGGTCTTGAAGCAATCCTTGCGTCTCCCATATTTTTTCTTGTATAGAATGTGATTGTTTTTTTAATGTTGTAAATTGTGATAATTTATTACCAGGCGTTTCATCAGAATAATAATCTACGACAGGATTAGGCGAAGAGCCATCTACTGGCGCACTTATACCTGGCACCATATGCATATTTGGCCACTCAGGAATACAAGCAAACCAATAACCACGTGCAGGATCGCCATTAACAAATGTACATAGCACTTTTACACCAATGTCAGGTGGCACAAACCACATCCCATAGCTATGCGGCGCACCTTCATACCCACTGTTATCACGATGATTAGTTACACCATAAAATGGCGTACTATAATTAACCGTGCGCCAAGCATTATCATCATTTGGGTTGCCGCCTAATTCAGGAATCCACACTTGTAAGCGCCCACTGCGCAGCGGATCAGTATTTGCTTTTACGATTCCAACAAAAGGTCCGCCATTAATACGCACACCATCTGCTTGTTCATGTGCGCTCCATTTTGGAGTTTTTCTAAACTGTGTTGATCCTAAATCGTTAATACTTGGCATTCTTATTCCTTAATTTTTACAGTTAGTCAGCACCAGGCACACCAAAATCTTCATTAAAAGTTGGAACTCTTGAAGTTACATTTGGAATGACTGCTGCTCCTGTTAAATCATTAAAAGCTTCAGGAGCAGCCGCAGTTGGCGGTGGTGGAGCAGTTGGTACTTTATTGTTTGTAAGTGTAACTTTAGAATCAGCAGCTTCTGCTCTAGCAGCATGTGAAGTGATAGAATTGCTTGTAGATATTTTTTGTTTGCCTACGGTTTCGCTTCTACTATCGCCGCTACTAGGATCATCTTGATTGGGTACTCGAACATTATCTAATTTCTGTGTAAATTTTCCACCACTAAAATTGCTTATAACTCGTACTACTTGATATGTTCCACTAAACTGGCTATAAGCTCCATCGGATTGAAATATCCCACTTATGTCATCATAATCATGCGTAGGCGCTTGAAAAAAGAAATTAAAGTAAGCAGGTTTTAAAAAGTTGATACTACCGCCATTTATATATGGATCAAAACCACCAATTAGCGGCCCATATAATATAGTATCTTGTGCTATCCAATCTGGATCACCTACTATTTCTATATTAAGTTGTACCATATCACCACTTGTATCAAAGTTACGTTCCATAACATTTTGAATAGCAATAGTTGCTTCATCTAATCCTGTAGGCGCACTATTTTGACGATTTGCTATTCCATTAACATAATGTTTGCGACGTTTAAAAAAACGTTGATCTTGCGAACTATCATATTGTGCTTGTTGCCCACTTGAATTAGTTATTTGTTGAGAACCTGGTGTATCTTTAGTAAGCTGAGCATGCGATGATGTGCCATTTATAATTTCAAAGAATGCCATTTGATAATTAATTTCAACATTTAACACATCTTTATTATTTCCGCTATACAGATAATCATAGCTTTTTACTATTTCACTCTTATCAACTTTAGCTTGACCAAAATTTTGACTATCTTGACCTTTTAAATCATACGGTGTTACATAATAAGCAATATCCATTGCCCAGAAATTACGACTTGTATCCCACTGTCTATATTTTACAACAGGATTAATTTTCCACAAACTAAGTGGTGTATTTGCTTTATCACCTGGATTATACTGTTTCAACATATAACTGCTAACAGTGATAACACTACTAATAAAGTCAGTTATCTTTGTACCAGCTTGTGCATTGAATTTGCCATTTTTAAGTTCTAATGCTAACGCACCTGTTTTTCCATCAAGCGCATTTTGTAAATTTTTTGGATCAGTAGAACCAGTTGATTGTGTTGAAAATTTATCAGGATCAAATAGCGTAGCTGTGCCTATTTTATCATCAAAAACAAATTTATAATTATTTGGCAATAACTGCCCACTATTGTCTTTTAAACACTTATCTGCTTCATTTTTGTTTAACGCATCAGTTAAATGTTTAATTACAGTAGAACTTGCATTTGTTGTGGTAGTTGCATTTAATCCAGTTACGCTTGCGCTTTGAATTTGCGAGGTTGAATCGCCTCGTGCTTGCAGTACATCACTGTTGCTGCGTGATTTATAAACTGCAGTTTCTGCACTAAACAAATCATTAATCGTGCTAGCTTGTATCTCAACATGAAATGGTATTTGATTATCAAGCACTGTGCTTGCCATACTATTTGTAGGAATAACCTCACAACTATAAACTGCGCCACTGCTTGTTATTTTAAATTTCATATTTAAAAAAGTAAATGGTATATATTTTGTAGTTTTTTCTATAGGTTTAGGTTGTCCTAAATCATCATATCCTAAAAATTCAATCTTCATAACAAAAAAAGAAGCACTCCAATCAGCACCAGGATCAAGTGCCAATGCCATTTGTTGTAGTTGGCCTAAAAATTTAACCGTATATGGCTCAATAATATCAAATTTAATGCGTATTACATCAGTTCCACGTGTTTTTTGATCGTTGCTAATAACAGTTTCAATTTCAACATTGTCAATTGTTAAATCATTTGGAAAAAAATTTCTGCTTGCAGTATTTCCGCCATATCCACCATCACTCAGTACAAAATAGCTGCCAGCAAGAATTGCTTCTTCATTGCCAGGACTTATACTGCCATCATACATTTGATTAATAGTTGTATAAGGAACGCCGTAAAGCGATATTTTATATGTCCAATTAACATAACTATGCAGTTTATTATCAGGTGCTGCTACAAAATTTGTTGTGCCGCTGTTGCCAGCACTGCTGCTTGCATCACTTCCGCCACTAGCAGGCCCACTTGATAAGGTAGCCGCAGTGCTTGACATAGTATCTTCGCCAGGTTTTGTTTTAGTTCCTGTTCCACTGCCCAAATTAGTTTGGTCGCTAAATCTAATTGAACTAGTAACACTAGGCGTAGCTGCGGATGAATTATCTTCTGTCACTCCATTTGTTGCTGCATTAATAGTTTGATTTGAAACTAATTCAACGCCATTTGTTTGATTTAAAGTTGCTGTTTGTGCAGCTTGAATAGCATTGGCATTATCTACGATTTGTTGTTGTGTCAGCGGAACATTTGCGCCATCGCCGCTGTTTTGTGCTGTGTTATTAGGATTACCAGCAGCGATTGCTTGTTGTTGAGCTATAGCATTTGCCTGATCTATTGCAGTTTGTTGAGAAGTTGCAGCAGTTGTAGCTTCAGTTACTGAAGAGGTTGCTTCTTGTTTTGCAACCTGTGCGCCATAGGCTTGTGTTAGAGCAGCATCAAATGCATTGCCTTGATTTGTATTTGGCGAAGAATTAATTGCATCTGTATATTGTTGTGCAGTAAGATTTGTTTGTGGTATTGTAACTTGTTGGCCTGTTCCATAACCAGTATTGTTGCTTACAAGAGAATAAGAACCTAAATCTTCTGGCAATGCAAAAGTAATATCAAAAGAATCAGCGGGCTTACCATTTGGAACAGCAAGTTCTAATGCAGGATAATTTCCACTGTTTAAAATATCATATGCTTTTTGTGAATATTGCGTACCAAGCATTGGGCCGCCTGTTGCAAGTTGTTGCTTATACCATGTTTGTAACTGATTACTAGCTGCACTTAATTGTTCTTGCGGACTTAAAGTAGTTGGCATATTACGTTCCTAACGCAGTCTGCAGCGTACCTTTTTTTGGCAAATATATAAGAGTTCCACTTGTAAAGTCCCATAGCGGGTCAATCAGCGTATTAGGGTTTCTGGCAGCAAATACCCACCAAAGGCGACTATCACCATATAAATCATGTGCAAATAAATCAGGACGAAGATTATAATTTACAGGAATTCCTGTCAAAATATCGTCTGGAAGTTTTGGAATAGAACGAAAATTAAGCAAATCAAGAAATTTGCCATTTTCAAAAAAAGGTGTGCTATAATAAGGACTTGCCTGACTATATGAAATAGGAGTCGTTGCCATTAAATCCACCCTCCGCTGCTACTTGTTCCGCTGCCACCAGATGCAGTAAGTAGCGAACCTTGGCTAAAATCAACCACGCCGAATTCATTACTGATTTTATTACGACTGTATGTAGGTAACATACTTAAATTTACATT